GAAGCTGACCGCCTCCAGGTGGTAGACGTGAGGCAACTTCTTGCCTAATCCACTCTTGCTGCTTAGCCCACTCTCCCGCGTTAGAGAGAGTGACCACGTCGTCAAGTACGATTAAATCAGCACGAGCACCGTAGACTTGACCACCCATACCAATAGCTTCGACGGTAGGGTCTTTAGCATCTGATTCGCGGACATCCGCTCCCAGATAAATCTTGTTTGCCGACCACATGTCGGCTGTAGCTTTGTAACCATCGGCAGGACCAAAGGCTGCTTGTAGGTCTGCGTACCGAGGATGAGTCAGGCGTTGCTTGATAGCGTATAAGAACTTCTTTGCCTGCTCTTGGGTCTTAGAGATAACGATGACATTGATGTTGGGATTTTTTACCACACGGTAGGTCACGTAGTTAATCGTGATGGTCATGGTCTTGGCATGGTTCGGTGGAACATTTACCAAGAGGCGGGAGAGTCCCGCCGACCCTTTTTCGTAAGTCATCGCTTGGTGTATCCAGCGAGGTTCCTTACCTTCCAACATATCGACCACATTGAGCATATGGTCCCAAACTTTGGCTCCCAGGTATTTCTCAGAAAAGCTCGCGAAGTCGTTTAGACCAGAGCGAGCGTCTTCAGCCAGGTCTTGAGTTCTAAACCGAGCATTATCTATATAGGCAGCGAAGCCTTCAGCTTCGCGCCTCTGGGTGTCATACCAAGAACGACTACGACCAACAACCTTTAGCCCATCGGCTATTGTGCGCCCTTGGCGCACCAAGTCGATTAATTCTTTTCTGGCTTCTTCAGGGGTTAGATTTCTTTCCAAGTCATCTCCAGGGTCTGTAGGGGTCCACAGGGGTCTGGACAAAGGTATCCCCACCAAAGCATATAAGTTATCTCGGCAGGCATTTAGCCTGCCGTTTACGGCTCAGTGGAACTTCGCCGTTACACTTATATAGGGGGCTAGAGCATCGGCGTGTTTCAAGGGGTAAACCCAAACTTTTTTTATTTATTTATAAAAGTCCTGGTCAGAGCCTACTTCTGGTGAAAATATTTTAGGAGATAGTGGGGGGTGGGAGGGGGGTGTGGCTAAAAAAGGGTGGGGTTCAGCAGGGCGCGGACACAAAAATAGCCCCATCAAGGGGCTTGACATCCGCGAAAAAATGTGGTAGGGGGCATGCGAAAACCCCCGCGCCCATGAAGTGACGCGAGGGTGTCCGCTGACTATCTATAGCGTGATTCTCTTCATAACAACTCGAAGAGTTGAAGTGACGATGGAGAACTCCGCGACTCCGCGATTCTCCGCGATATCAAACACAACCCCGACGCGACCCTTGCCGACTGGAACTACATCACCAATCTGCGCGAACTGTAGGGGAACCAATTCACAATCAGGAACGCAATCAAGGGAAGGAACTCCGTATTGCTCTTTCGCGTCTACGACATACGCCTTGATGTTTACGAATAAATCATCGTGTGTCCATACTGTGTCTTTCATTGCTGTGCCTTTCGTCATTGAGCCGAACCGAATGCTCGGCGTTGAGGAGAATAATACAGGAACGCTCCCCGAATGTCAAATCTGGCTGTCTGGCTGAGCATAGATGCGGCGTGTCATGTCGTAATACGTCACACAATACGTGACCCGATACGTGTCACATGTAAGGCGTAGCGTAGTGAATGTGATAGGCAGATGGGCATTTGGCAGGCTACGCAGATGGGCTATGGGCAGGCATCACACATCTCAAGATAGCAAATCGAAGATTTGCGTAAATAACCCCTTGCCAATCGGAAAGTCCGAGAGGCAGAAAGGAACCACCATGAGAAAAGTAGCAACCGAAACCCTAAGCGGTGTCGTAAAGAATGGCACTGTTCACATCTCAAAAGCGGACGACAAGCGAGTCTTCGCGAAGGTCCGCATCACCACCAACACCGCTAAATCTTCGAAGAAGATTGAGCAAATCCTCAAGGCAATGGGGCAATACCCCGACTTCAACAAGGTGCTTGATGCTGTGCTCAAGGTAGAGCCAAACGCCTATGTAACACTCAAGGGAGGAGCTCGCGCATGAGTAACGACACAGCACTAGCAATCATCTTGGCTAGCCTATTGGCTATGTCATTTCTAACTGGTCTAATGCTTGGTGCGCTACGTCGTGACCGCGACTGGCGCATCTATTTAGCAGACCAAAGGTCTGCTGATTTAGATAGGCATTGGGAAACGACAATCAAGTGACCCAATCAAACAACCAATCGGCTGAGGCAGTCATCACCTGCGGTGACTGCCTACGCCCCGACTGTAAAGGATGTGAGTACTAATGATGGGATACACCGAACTTGACATAGTCAAGATGTTTGAGGCGGTGCTAACTGCTGAGAAGGAAGTCAATGACTCGTCATTGAAAGCACAACTCTGCAAAGTGTCAGAGTTTCTCGAAGGACTACTAGTGGAAGGACGTATCTAATGAGCATGAAAACTATATCAGCCAGCGACATAGTCGCTAACCAATTCGCAAACGATTGGCTATTGGTCATTGAGAATGACCAAGATTCATGGAACCAACTCGTTGACGAAGTCAAGAATAAAAACTGTGACCTTATTGCAACGACCGCATACCTACGCGAAGAGTGGGACACACTCATCGACCAAATGGCTGACGCTGTCGAAGCAAAAGTGTCAGAGATAGGCGCTTTACTACTGCGACAGATGCTCGCAGGGTATGGCGACTACGCCCATCAACTCATTGCTAATCATGTGATTAGCAGCATCACAGAAACGGAGAAGCACAGTGCCTAAGTACATACTCACATTGCAAGTGGAAAGCGACACCAATCCAAAGGATTGGTATTTCGGTGACACCCTTATCATCGATGAAGAATACGAACTACTAAAAGTAGAGGAGGTAAGCAATGCCTAAGTACATCGTATGGCAGAAGCGTGAGTTCATGTTCTACCAAGAGGTAGAAGCAACAAGCAAGACCCAAGCCCTAAAGATTGCTGAAGAGCAATCGGATTGGGAGCAAGACCAAAACTATGCCGAGCATGAGTACACAGTCGAGCTCGTGCCTAACGAATACCAACCAGAGGTCGATGACCTCGTAAAGAACCAGGAGGAAAGTAATGGGTAGCATGATGTCGCATGACTTAGCAGAGAATGTCGTCGACATTCGCCAATCAATCGCAATCCAATTGCGAAGCAATCACTATCCGCCAGTGCCACTGAGCATGGTGGAACCATGTATCGAAGCCATCTATGCCTGCAGTGATGAGGACTATGACAAACAAATAGCACTCCCAGAGGGAGTGACATGGCGGGGCAATACAACTGCACCTGCATCAGCCATCGTTGAAGGTCATCACCTGGAAGCATGGCTATGACTAAGCACATCTATGACATGACGCAGGAGGAACTGGCGCAAGTTGTCTGCTTCTCCTGCAAGACCAACACGATGGACGAATATGGCTGTCGCAATAGCATGAAAGACAACGAAGCATTCTGTTCAGAATGCTGTGCCGATGAGAAAGATGGCACTGGAATCTCGTGCTGCGGATAGTGCGTATCTTTATAGCACATCAAAGATGTGCTTATTTATAGTCGGTAACAATCAAACGAAAGGAGCAATCATGCCGAAACTAAAGCGGTCGCATGACCGTAAGGTAACTACGTTATCAACACCGAATGGCAAGCGGTCAGCAATCGCTAACACGTTCGGTCTGCCTAGTGGCAAGCAATACTCATGCCCCTATGCAACAAGCATCTGCGAGCGCATCTGCTATGCAGGCAAACTCGAAAAGATGTACACCTCAGTTCGTGAAGTATTACTTCACAACTGGAATGCACTTCGCAACGCCGACAAGTATGACACTTGGGCAATGCTCGACACCATGATTCTTGATTTCAAGAATGACTGTGATAGCAAAGGTGTTGAGAAACTATTCCGCATCCATTGGGATGGTGATTTCTTCTCCGATGACTATACATGGGCATGGAAAGTAACAATCGAGAATCATCCAGACGTACAGTTCTGGGTGTACACACGTAACCCACACGCAGCTCGTGCGCTACGTGGCATTGACAACCTCTCGCTGTACTACTCAGCAGACAACGAGAACTGGGAGTCTGCACCTGAAGGTGTGAAGATTGCATACCTATCAGACACATTCGCTCAAGCCAAACAAGCCATGCTTGGTCTAACCAACAAGCCAGGGGCTTCATGTCCCGAACAACTCAAGCGCATCCCACTCATCTCCGAAAAGGGTGGAGCCTGTGCGGTATGCCGTCTATGTATAGACGGTAAGTCCGACATTCGATTCAGCATCTCAAAGAGATAGGAGCAAACATGGAACCATCATTCATGATAGCGCAGGTAGAAACTACGCTATCCAATTACGTCAATCATCACCGCCGTCCAGGTATGCAAGACCTTGCTATCTGGCAATCACTTGAGCCATTGTATTCACGACCAGAGGAATACGACATAGTCGTAACTTCCACACGTGAAGAAGCCTTCGACCGCATGGTCAAGGACAACTGGTTCGTGAACATGGGCGACCACTTCTTCGGTATCGACTATGAAACTACCGACGAACTGGTTCTCGAATACCTCATCGACAACAAACTTGCTACTCGTGTGGACGAGGATGACGCAGATGATTCTTTATAGCACATCAAAGATGTGCTTATTAGTAGCCAACCCTAACCGAAAGGAGCAACACCAATGACAATGATAGACCCAGCAGTAACCGTTGACGAGTCACCTAAAGTAACAGTCGACACAATCAAGGAGCAGGTATCAACACTCGAAGCACAAGTCAACACTCTCCGCGACACAGTCGCAAGAGAGCGTCAATCTGTACGTAATCTATACACACAACTCAACGACACCATTCAAGAGAATGAGTCGGATGATAGTGACACCATCACCTACGGTGAACTAAGCGACATACTCGCATCTGTATTCGGCAACAAACTCTCCTTCTTGGAAGAGTACGAAGCAGAGATTGAGTTCGTTGTTCGTGCAGTTGCCAAGTTCAAGGCAACCGATAGCGAGGCAGCGCGTGAGATTGCAGACTCAGTCGAACTAAGCGTCGACGAGGATGACATCTCATGGAACGGCGATGGCAATGATGAGATATCCGAAATCTATGTGGACTCAACACGAGTTCGCTCATGCAGTGAACAGTAGAAAGGAACACACATGACAGACACAATCGTATCCACCCCCAAGAGGGGTGACCTTTGCGCCAACGGTGCAACCATTCTCGATATCAAGAAAACCATAGGCGATGGATGGATAGTCCTTTGCCTGTACCCACAGTCCAAGTACCACCCATTCGTGACATGGTGGGCGTACTGGTCACAGACAGGCGAGCTAGCCTGCAGCATGGGTCATTATCATGACCAACTCTCCCAAGCAATTGTTGACTTTGACAAACGCTCGTGAGATACTCTCTCCCAACCAACCATCAAACGAAAGGAAACAAATGACAACCACACGCAGAATGTCAGCAAGTATTGCTGGCTCAGCAGTAACCGCAACATCCGCACAAGATGCAGCCAAGCAAGCAGGTCTTGACTGGCACGTATCTCTCGCTGAACTTGAGGCTATCTCAGTCAACGATGACGGAGTCAGTAGACTCCCTGTCCCATCCA